AGTATTTCTAGTATTTTCCGTTTCAGCTAGTCTTCTATTAACAAACTGGGAGGACTTATCGTAATGCATGATGTTTTTCATATCCGTCATGTATTGCTGTAAGTACTCCTTTTTTAGTACATATATACTTCTCTTCTCTTCATTCAACCCCACTTCATATTCATAGTTTGATACTCCTATAACTGGTGCTGGATTTATATCTGCATAGGTTGCTGAATCTGGATTTATCATTGTAAATGTAGAATCTACATGTTTACCAGCAGGAAGTATCACTCTACCCTTAGAGTCTTTGACTTCTATTGTTTGATAGTGATGAATACTATTCAGATCCAATCCATATTTACTTTCCGAAAATCTATAGATGTCTCTTGATGATAAAGGCCACTCATTATGTACGTTAATAATACCAGCAGTTAATAATACAACCCAATCTAATTCAGGATTACCATAAAGTTCTTCTGCTACTGTATCAGGTCTAGCACCATCAGAAATTTGATACTTATTGAATAGAGTAAAGACATTATTTAAATCATCACGAAGTTTAACTCTTCTAAAAAGATTTTTAACTCTTACGTATGAACGTGAAGAGGTTTTTGTTTTTAATGGGGACTGATAGTTTAAATCAGGTAGTTCTCTAAAGTATGACATTAGTATCCAACTCCTTGTAATCCTTCTCCTTCATCATAATGTTCGAAGTAGATTGGATTTAATTCTTGTAAACTCAATTTCATTGTCATAACAGTTGGTGTTCCATCATGGAATGTTGAGTAGGTATTTGATCCAGTATAATTCATTGATATTGATTGTAATGCCATTGGTTTCATAACATTTAAGAATGGATGAGGTGCTCCACCTTTTTTATATGCAAGCATAAAAACATCTGGAGATTTAATAAAGAAACCACCACCGCTATCACCTTTTGGCATTGCATGTTGCTTCATTGTTCGTATGATTTGTTTTACTTGTTGTGCCTCACTCATACTTCTTGGTGCAAATTGAAAGTCGAAATCAAATTGTCTGATTTGTGGACCTTTGAATACAACTTCCATGTTAGGATTTAATACTTGTCCAGTTGCCCTAGTCATTAAATTTGGAGCACCCACTGCAGAACCAGCAAGTTTAGCAAGAATTGCTTGCCTTAATGTATCATCTATTGTTCCAAATCCTTGTATATCTTTCATTCCTTGTATTAATGCACCTGGATTTGTCATTCCAGTCATAGCAAGGTTGGCAGCTAATGCTCTCAGTGGGTTTAAAGTATCTGAATCAAAATCAATTGAATTGGTATCACCTACGTTTTGAGGAATAGGTAAGGTAATATATGCTAATGTCTTTGCTTTTCTTGCTCTTGAAGTAGCAGTCTCCATTCGAGATCCACTTTTTAAAGCACCCATAATAGTAGACTCTTGTTTTTGTGTAAATCCTCCTTCAGTTCCTGTTGAAGCAGTTCCACCCTCTTTTTTTGCTGCTCCTTCTGATTGAGCACTCTTCATTGAGTCATTTAATTTTGAGTTTGGAGTATACTCAACAATTTTTATCTCTAGGTAGTCAGTACTACTTTCAATTCTATTATTTGGATATCTTAAACTAACAGTTCCTCTTCTATTCTGTGTTCCACCACTCTTTGTTATTTCTTTTCCTATCTCTGTTGTAGAGTTGGTATTACTGTTAACGTTGGATGTTTCTCCAGATTTTGTTTTTGCTGGTCCAGATGATTTCCCTTTAGTTAATCCCTTTGACTGCTCTACAGCTTCCTTTACTCCTAAGTTTCCAAAACCCATTATCGACCTTATTTTAAAATATTTTAACTATTTAGACGGAAATTAGCGAAAGGAATTGAATCCAGTTCATTTAGTTCATCATCATATACTTCATAGAGTTGTCCCACTACTTCATTCCATGTATAATTTCTATGTTCATCCCAATGAAAGTTGATTCCACGAAATCCCCATGCGAAAATATCAGTCACTGCAACTAAAGGATTTTCATCGTAACGTATGTTAGGAGTCTTAGGGGCATATACAAAAAAATAAAACTTTCCTGCATCAGGAATAGGTGTGACTGTTTCATTACATGCTTCCATTAGTTCCATCATTAACTCAGATGAATCCTTTCCAGTCATATTATCTTTAATTTCTGCAATGCGACTCATTTAATTCCTAGTTCTTTTTCTGTGAGTACTTTAAATTCAAATCCTCTATCAATACACCATTCATTTGCTGCTTTCCACTTTGCTTGATTTCTAGCATATTCAAATGCTTCACGTAGATAACCTTTAGTTTGACGTTTGGGTTTTGATGGTGGTTTGGTTTGTTTTTGTGGTTTCACTTCAATGATATATTTTTTAATTTTCCCATCATTTTCTCTAGCTTTAATATAGAAATCAGGAAAGTATCTATGAGGACGATTATCAACTGGAGATCTATACCAGACATACATTTCTTCACTTCCCCATTCAAGTATATTGATATTAGAATCACAATATTTCATAAATTTTAGTTCCCAAAGAGAACGGTAGATAACCTTGGTTGGATCTCCTTTATACTTGTAAGGACACCTCACTTTGTACTTACCTTTATAAGCCATAAATAAATACAATCATAATAGTAAATATTTAGAGTGGTACAACCTCGTAGGATATCAGATTTTAAACCAACACTATCAAAATTAGCTGGTACATCTCATTATCAAGTTATTTTTGGTGGATTGCCATCTGCGTTGAGACAACATCTTAATGTAAGAGATGTTGGATACAGATTCATAGGAGAGACAGCAGGATTACTTTGTAATAATATATCTCTTCCTGGTAGTAGTAATGCTACAACTATGATTGATGGAAACTATATGGGTATTCAGGAAAAGATGGCTCATAGTAGGGTATTTACTGAACTTAATGCAGAGTTCATGGTAGATAGTGACTATAAGACTATCAAATTCTTTGAGCATTGGATAGAATATATGGCAAGTGGTTCTGGTGAAGATCAATCACGAGATGGATATTATATTAGAATGATGTATCCTGAAGAATATAAATCAAATCAAACAAAGATAATTAAATTCGATAGAGATTATAATGCCGAATTAGAATATACTTTTTATGGATTGTTCCCTAGAGCATTGAATGATATTTCTGTTTCTTATGATCAAACAGATATTCTAAGAGCATCGGTTACATTTTCTATTGATAGATATATTTGTGGAAGGAACAGTAGTTTCTCATTGTACAGGGGTGGTTCATATAATAAACAACTTACTAAGAGTAGAGTTAGCATACCTAACATTAATACTGATGGTGGAGTGCTTGCACCAATCTAAACCAAAATCGACTTTCTGTTTCAAATATAGCGGAAAAAAAACTCCGCAATTTTTTTGAACCACAGGATTTTCAAAAAAGTGCTATAAATAAAAATACTGAAGTGCTATACACATTATGCCTTTACCAAAGATTACCGCACCAACCTATGAGTTGGTATTACCCTCATCTGACAGAAAAGTTAGATATAGACCTTTTTTAGTAAAAGAGGAAAAACTCCTTATTATTGCAATGGAGAGTGAGGATACGAAACAAATAACTGAAGCAGTTAAGAGTGTTCTTAAAAATTGTATACTAACAAGAGGTATTAAAGTAGAAAAACTTGCTACTTTTGATATTGAATATTTGTTCTTGAATATTAGGGGTAAATCGGTTGGTGAAGATGTTGAAGTTATGATTACATGTCCCGATGATGGCGAAACACAAGTTCCTGCTGTTATCAATTTGGATGATATTAAGGTAGTTACTTCTGATGAGCATACAAAAGATATTAAGGTTGATGATACATTATCCATTAGGATGAAATATCCTTCTATGGATGAATTTATTAAAAATAACTTTGATGTTGCTGATATGAATATTGACGATACATTTAAATTAATTGCTTCTTGTATCGAACAAGTATATTCTGAAGAAGAGTCTTGGAGTGCATCTGATTGTACTAATAAGGAATTAGTTGAATTTATAGATCAATTGGGATCAAAACAATTTAAAGAAATTGAAAAATTCTTTGAAACAATGCCTAAATTGTCTCATACTCTAAAAGTTGTAAATCCTAAAACTAAAGTTGAAAATGAAATCCTACTGGAGGGACTACAAAGTTTTTTCGAGTAGGTATGGCTCACGAAAACCTAGAGTCATACTATAAGGTAAATTTTGCCTTGATGCAACATCATAAATATAGCTTAACAGAGCTAGAAAATATGATTCCTTGGGAACGAGAAGTCTACTTATCTCTTCTACAACAGTATATTGAAGAAGAAAACTTAAAGGCAAAACAAGAGCAAGCACAAAGTGGCTATTAATCGAACTGCTTTTCCTAACATAGCAACACCAAAGTTAAAGAAAACATCTATAAATCTTGGTGGTAATTTTGGTGGTCAGTCAAATTTGGGCAATGTTTCTCCATTTCAATCAAAAGTTTCTAGTGCTAGTCATATAAAATCTCTTAAATCTCAAAGAAAGGTTCTTGAAAGAGTAATTGAGATAGAGAAAGATGTTATGGATTTAAATACTAGGGTAAAGATGCAAGATGAGTCTTTACTAGGTGTTAGAAAGTCTTTAGATGGTATTCGAGAATCTATTGGGACATTACAATCTGGGCAAAAAGCAATTATTGATAATTCTAAAGAGAAAGCAAAGATAGAGGCAAAGCAGAGAAAGAATGAGGAACAAAGGATTAAGAGAGAAAAAGCAGAAGGTTCTCTTGAAAAAGATACGGGTGCAGATGATATAAAGAAGACTGACGGTTCTGTTGAAGCGAAAGGAAAAGAATCTGTGGGATTCTTGGAAACTATAAAAAGATTTTTTATATTCACTATTGCTGGATGGTTTACAGATAAATCAATAAAATTAATTAATGCATTCGCTTCTGGTAATAAGGATCTTATTAATAGTATCGGAAAGAAACTTTTAGGTGGTTTAGCAGCAGTTGGTAGTTTAATGTTAGTTGCAGCTGCTGGTATTGGTCCTGTTCTTGCTGGTATAGGTTCATTAATAGGGTTAATAGGTGGATTATTATTTAATCCAATTACATTAACTGCATTATTACTAGCAGTAGGGATTGGTGGAACTCTTTTTGCTATGAAGAAAGTTTTTGATTGGGGTAGAAATAAAGCAACTGGTGGACAAGCATTTACGGATAAGCATAAGGAACTGGATCAAAAATTAAAAGATGCTGGAATGAATTCACAAGGTAAGGTTGGAAAAAATACTAGTAGGGGATTTAGAAGGACTGGTGAAAGGAATGAAGAACAAGAGAAATTATTCCAAGAGGTACAAGCAGAGCGTGAAAAACTTAAAAATCTTAAAAAACAGCAAGACGCAGAAATAAAAGAGTTATTAAAAGATAGAAGAAGTAAGAGAAAGGAAGTATCTGCAGCTAATACAAGTAAGTCAAATGTAGAGTGGAGTAAATCACTTACAGCATTTGATAAAGAAACTGATAAATTGGTTAAAGATGTAAAGGAAAAATATAGTAATAAAGTGTCTTCGGGTAATGTTTCTGGTGGTTCTGGTGGAGGTGAAAGTATTACTCCTAGTGCTAATGCTACTGATGTTACTAGTAAGATTGGACCTGAACCAAATCCTGAAGGTAACATAACTGTTATTCCAATGCCAAAAGAACAGGAAACTCCTACATCTTCTACTGGAACGTCTAGTAGTGTTGAATATATTGCTAGTAGCAATACTACTAACATGTATGTTTTAAATTCTAAAGTACAATATAATACAACAGGTTAGATAAATGGCAATAAAAGCAAAAGGTTTTTTTGGTACATCTAAGAGTGGTTTTAAATTAGGATCTAATAATAAATTGAGGGGTAGATTTATTCGATCTAAGGTTAATTCAAATAATAATGTTAAATTTGCTAAAAAATTCTTTAAGTCTGATAGAAGAACTCAAAGAAGATATATTAGAAGAAAAACTAATTTATTAAAGAGAAAAGCAGCAGAAAGGGCATTAGAAGGTGGACAAGCAGTAAAGACTAGGGTTGCAAAATCTATAACAAAGAAAGGATTTAATCCAATTAAATTTATTATGACAATATTTGTTGGATGGATTGTTAATCAATTACCAAAAATTATTTCCACATTAAAGAAATGGATGGAAAAATTGAAACCCGTCTTTGATACGTTAAAGTCTTGGGTGAA